AAGCCTGCCGGGGCCAAGCGCCAATTCTTCAATAGTTGTGTCTGGTTGGATGGCTTGTTTTTCAACTTGCTGTCGCTGCCATTCCGCCGATCCTTTTGGCGGGAATCTTTGTATTACAGGAACGTAATCAGCCATGATGTGCTCCTTACCAGCCGGGGCAGTTCCAGCGTTGCATAGACGCGCGCGCACGGCTTCCTTTTTCGCTCTTCTCAGCGACAGGACCCATGCGGGCACAGAATGAGTCGCGCCGGGCACCGCCTTGCGGCTGGGGTGCTTTTAGGTGCGATCCGGTCTCTCGGTTGTACTTGGCTCGGCCAGCGGCAGTCAATCCTGCGCCTTGCTTGGCAGGCAACTTTTCACCACGACCGATAGCCAAAGACGGATTATTTTTTGCCATGATTCACCAGCAAGACTTTGTGGCCTTGCCGCCTGTTTTCATTTTGGCGGTTTTTGCTGATTGCTTGAAGGCGTCAGCAGTTGGCGCACCTTTGCTACCAGCTCTGCGCATTTTTTCGCCAGAGCCTGCAGCAATTCGCTTACGTTTTGCTTGAATGTTGGCATAGAGGCCACCTTCTTTCATTTTGTCGGCTTTAACAAATTCTTTGCCGACCTTCTGCGGGACGCCACCAAACCCGCCCTTGGTGTGGGCTGCGGCTTCCATCAGGCGGTGTTGGGCGGGGGATTTGCTTGGCATGATTAACTAGCGTAGTGCTTTTGCATTTCTAAAACTACGGTGTATGCATCGCCTGCACTACCATCAAAAGTAGTAAATGAAATACCGCCAGTTTTTCCAGCGCCAGCGTTGTTGGTCAAACCGCCAATTTTGGAATAGTCTTGCGTGTAGCTGTTGTTTGGCGGAATGGTTTCAATCACTACGGGCGCGGTAGCGACCCAGTTCATCTGCACTTCCAACCCATGGGTCAGCGCCGTAACCTTTAAGATAGTCACCGCGTCACAAGCCCCGCCAGCAGCAGATGCAGTCAAAGTTGAAGGGTTTACCTTCACCACGGCTGACTCGTTTTCAGTCGCGCTCATGGTCGCGTAAAACTTCATGATGGCAATGCGCTCACCATCAAAAAGCGTTTGAGAGGTAGCCGTTATAGCCATAAAAATCTCCAAAGAAAGCGGGGGCCGAAGCCCCCACTTGTTTTTAGCAAGCGCGCCCGCCTGTTTTGCGGGTCATTGTGGGGTTTACAAAGCCCCGTCCTGCCCCGGCATTTGGCCGGATGCCCAGCAGCCGTTTGACGGAATCCATCACCGGTGTTGCTTCGTTCTCACGCCGGGTGACGTCTTTTTCAGCCTCCCGACGACGAGCTTCCCGCTCAACAGTAGGATCATACCCATCATCTGCTGTGGGCATGCCACCACCATCAGCTTTGCGCGTAATACCGTTTTTACGGTAATGCAAAACCGTTGCAGCATCATTTACCTGATCAAGATATTTGCTCTCAGATTTGGGGCTGTGGTCCTTCATTGCACGAGCCGCTTCCCCAGCATCTTTAAGAATATATTTCAATTCAGCATCTGATTTGTCATGGTACTCATGGCCTTTTAACGGCATGCCACCGCCACCAGCTTTATGTGCCACCTTGCCGCCCTTTTTGAAGGTGCCGGACTGCATGGTGTTGGCCACCGGTTTTGACATTGGCTTACGGGGCATTGCTACGGCGTGGCCAGCGTTGTTAACACTGCCCCCCGTAGCGAAATGCTTTTTTGCAGCACCGCCTTTTTTGTAGCCGCCAGCATTAGCTTCCTTGACCTCACCCGTGGTGGTGTTGGTCTTGCCGGGTGGCGTGCCGTCGGCTGGGCGATTTTCCCAGTTGGTGCTACCGCCCGCAGCTTTTTTCATGATGTTTCCACCACGCTTAAAACCACCAGCGTTGGCCATGCGCACGCCGCCAGTGCCGTGGGCGCTGTCGTTTTTGTCGCCGTCAACAACCTTGGTGTTTTTGAACTTGCCTTCGTTGCCTTCGATAGTCCCACCGGCAGCATAGCCGCCCGGTTTGCCCATCTTGACCATGCCAGTACCGTGCGCGGTGTCTTTTTTGTCACCGTCCACAACCTTGGTCGTGCCGCCATTCTTCAGCTTCAGCTTGGTGCCCTTGCCGCCTTTGTGCTCTTGGGCATCGTGCTCCTTGAAAGCCTTCATGATCATGGCCTTGTCTTGGGCCTTGTCCACCTTGCTGCCTTCAGCTTTTCCGCCCTTTTTCATGGCCGGGGCCATGGGAGCCGCCATAGGGGCCGCAGGAGCGGCCATTCCGGGGCGCATAGCGCCGCGTTGGGCCATCATGCGCATCATGAGCGCCTTTTTCATGGCAGGGCTCACCATCGCGCCAGCGCCCATGGGTGCCCCCATAGGAGCGCCCATCATGCCGCCGTCAGCCTTCTTGGCCACGCCGCCCTTTTTGGACATCAGCATGGGTGCCTTCATGGACTTGCGACGCTCCATGATGGAAGGCTTCTTGGGAGACTTGCCGGGGGCGGCAAATTTACCGTCAGCCGCTTCCATCGGCATGGTGCTCTTCATGGCGGAGTGGCCAGAAACATGGCCGCCTTTTTTGAGCTTCAGCTCAACTGTAGGCTCAGTGGTCATCATTTTGACCATCGGTTTGAATTGGCCCATGATTTACTCCTTATGCTTGAGTGACGCCGAGGGCACCAACGCGGGTTGCGTTAGGTCCAACTGCAATAGCGGGAAGCGCGATGGCCATCACGGTGCGGCAGATGCCGTCAGAGGCCGTGGCGGGGACGTAGGTGCCGCGAACGTCACCAGTGCCAGTGGTTGCCACAGCGGTGTCGGCAGCCACAAACGTGCCAGCATCTTGCGCCAGCGTGCTGTTGCTCTTGACGCTGGAGACGTAGGCCACGTTGAACACGCGAACCGGCAGGCCGAGGACGTCGCTTGTACCGACCAAGCAGGCCGTAGCAGAACCGGCGATGGTCACGCCAGAAATCTGGAAGAAGGCTTTCTTACCGGTCACGGCAGTGCCTGCGGTTGCCACGGTGATCACCTCGCTCATGGTCTGGCCATAGTAGTCGTAACCACTGACGGTAAACGCGCGCGCGGTGGTCGAGCAGTTGACCTTGATGGCACGGGGTAGATCCACTTGGATCACCGTAACGCCGTCAGCGCGGATAACCGACTTTGCGGAGGTTCCTGCGGTCAGCGTCAACGAACCTGCGGCAGCAGCAGTTTGCGATGCCGCGATGTTGTTGGTGACAGCCGCTTGGGGGATAACATCCCAGACATACATCCGGCCAACGGGGCCGATGCCCAAGTCCATGGGGGACGGATCGTCAAACGCGATGTTGCCGTGGGCGTACATCGCGGTGCTGGAGGCCGTAACCGACTGGTTGATGGTGTAGGTGCCAAGGCCGCCAATACCCGTGCCAAAGGCCGTGATATACGTGCCGTCAGTCACGCTGGAACCGTCAACGTACATGCCCACAACAATTGGAGCACCTTGGCCAAGGACGGTGACCGTCAGGGTCGTGCCCGACATGGAGCCGGTGAAGGTGGTCGTGTAGGGGCGGATGCCCGTGCCCATGTATGTCTGGGCCGGACCTAGAAACAAGTCATCTGAAAATTGAGGCATGGTCTGCTCCTTGAAAAGTTTGACCGATGTTAAAAATGGTGGGAGGGGTTAAGGCCCCCTCCCGAGCCCTTCGGCAATTAAATGCCAGCAGTACCGTACATTGCACGTGGGTCGGTGAACCCGGGGATGTAACGCTCGGTTGCCTTGTAGCGCATGGAGTCGGTCTCAAAATCGCCTTCCATGGTTTTTTCCAGACGACGACGCATCAAGAGCTTCATGCCCTCGGGTGCATCGGTCTGGACCCAGAACGCGCTGGCGTTGGTCAGACGCGACAGAACAGCAGCGCCCTCGTCCAGCAAGCCGATGGATTTCACCGGGTTGATGTCGTTGTTGGCGTTGCCGGTGCGCAGGACCGACTTCAGCAGAACTTCGGCTTGGAAGATGTTGCCGGGGGCGACCACCAATTGGCGGGGCACCAGACGAATCTTCTTGCCGTTGTTGTCCACAGCTTGGCGGATTTGAATCAGCATCTGCTCAAGCGATGTCTGGCTCAGGTTAGCCGAGGTGGCAAGCTGGTTGCTGAAGGTGCCGTTCACGATGGGGTGAGCGGTACTGATCAGTGGCACGCCATCGCCACCGGGGTAGCTGGAGTTGAACGCGGTGTTCAGGATGTTTGCGCAAAGCAGCTCTTTGGTTTCCACCAGAGACTGTGCCAAGTGACGTGCGTACACCTGACCCAGACGGATGTGGTCGCCATCTTCCACGAGGACCTTGGTCAGGGCAAAAGCCAGACCGTAGACCTTGTAGACGTAGCGCTGCAAGAAGAGC